TCATTGTAAACATCTCCAACCATTAAATATCTATAAACCTGTCTAACTGTACCAGAATTATCTGATCGTTCATAAGGAATTTCGTAAAACGAAATGAAATCGTCACTTGTGTCATTTACGTAAGAATGTATAGGTAATAATGTTCGTTTCACATATTGTTCATCAAATATAGGGGTAATTTTAAAATTTTTAGAATATTCTTGTAGAAGTTGGGTTACTTTAGGTACATCATCTAATGTCATTTTTCGCCATAAATGTTTACATGGTCCACGGATTTCATAAAATTTTTCACGGATACGATTTGTCTGATGAAACCCAATTTTTACCAAGTGTTGTACATCTAAAAATCTATGCCAGTAATACGATTTAGTTATAGGTGTTGGTATTTTAGTTTGTGCAGTATAAATAGCTTGCCAAATATCTTTCTTATTTGCTCGTCTTTTAATTTCTGTTATCAAAAGTGGTGCAAGTCCAAAAGTTCTATATGATGGGTGTACACATAAATAGTCTATCTGTGTCATCTTGATATCTTCATTTTCGACTCGTGAATTTACCGGCATACTCGTAATATACCCAACAAGTTCATTTGTATCTTTTTTACGAATGGCTATACTATCATTTATTGACCATTTGAGAACGTCTTTTGTATAGCATAATTTGAATCTACCACTTTCAACATAATACTCCCTTAAAAACTTGCACGCTTCTTTAACACCACAAGATGACCACATGAAACTATCCGGAAGTTTTGTAATCTTTTTTGAAACATCTCGTGTTTTCTCAATTTCACCAGGTGTAGTCCCTTCACGAGGTACGGGTTGTTTATCCCAATACTCATGCATTTACATAGATAATAGCTTAAAGTTTTAAGCCAACACATAAATATAATGTCTCTTGAACAAGATTACACCACTGTACCCGGTCAGATCTTTGCTTGTCTATCCGTTGTTGGTCCTGAGTGCCCTCAAAAGAATGAGAAGTTTGGTATTAAGATCCGTGGTGCATTTGCCACTCGTGATGAGGCCGCTAAGCACGCTGCACGTCTACAGAAGGAGGATGCCACTTTCGATATTTACGTAGTTGACATGTATAAGTGGCTTTTGATCCCTCCCGATTCCGATAAGATTGAAGATGTTCACTATACCAACGATAAACTCGAAGAGATTATGAAGGGATACAGGGAGAACCAGTCCGAGGCTGCTCGTATGTTTAACGAACGTAAAACAGCGATGATGGCTGAGAAGAATCATTACGTATCAGGTGATGATAATTCTAAGTTTTACAACAAGCCCGATGAGGCTCCTATCTCTCACCCAGCAGAGGTCCTCGAACGGCTCAAGAAGGAAAAGCCTGACACTCCCATGGAGGAGCTTGTAAAGGAGGCTGATGAGATTGTTGCTGAGGAGATGAAGCAGCGACAGAAGCAGCGTGACGAGGAGGCGTCGAGGGATGCTAAGTTGGAGGAGGTAAAGGAGGAGGGAGAACCTGAAGTTTCTTCTGCGTAAATAATATTCATATACATTAAATAAAAATGCTTCGTATAATTCTAACAATATTGTTAGTCGGGGCTTTCTTTATTTTGTTTTTTAAACCAAATTACAATTTAAAAAACAAAACAGATTTAGGTTCAGTAGCAACTGATACAGGTACTGAGGAGGCTTCAACAACGGATGGTTTCGTCGAAGATACATATAGAGGACCATTTGTGACTTTCCAACTCGATCCTCCAAGATATGGTGATATCGGTACATTCGTTGCTTATTCATCTATTCCGGAGACTAACTGGTTAAGTGGATTTCCGCAAAAGGGTGTGAATAACGATATGTACGAGGACACAGATACAAAACTTTCGACTCGTATAAGGGATTTGAGTAAGTGATTAGGTGTACCTGAGGATGACTGGTTGCATCGTCTTTCCCATAAAAAATCCTAAAAGAAATACTGCAAATGCAATAATCCATGTGGATTTATCGATATCGGTAAAAGGGTCAAATTTTCCAGGTTGAGGATGGGATTGCGGGTAATTCATTTCACTTGGATGAAAATAATATGGTTGATCTTGAATCATTTCATCCTTATCATTATCTTCATTCTTCTCCTGAATTAAAGGATCAAGGTTTGGGCTATACTCAATAGGATTACCAATATCAGTTTCCATTTCTAATATAGAATCTGTTTTTTTTAAGCTGATTCTTCCTCACTCTCACTCGCTTCCTCGTCATCTACCACGAAATCCTTGAGATTACCATTATCATCCGCGTCTTCGTCGTAATCATCATCACTACCTTCTTCTGAGTTATATTCATCTTCAGTGTCAATTACTGAATCGTCTTCAAAATCTTCATGATCATCTGTAGCATAATCGTCATCTAGTACAGTTTCTATTGGTATATAAAGAACGGGCTTCTTTATAACTCTACCAAAGCGAGAACGAGTACTAACTACCATTTATATACTTTAAACACTGTTCTGTTTAAGTATCTTTAGGGTGAAGTTTACTAGTTATTTTAGGGAGTAAGAGGTGAGTTCTTCCACTGTTCTTCTTACATATTGGGCATTTTTGTTTTATTTTGTTTTTAGTAATGACATATGACATAGTTTTATTCTCGTGTACACCAGAAATAGTCTCACAGTAGTTAGATGTGGTTAACACTAAAAAATTATTTTTATCCCTAGTTACATTAACCACACGTGTATCATCGTTACACTTCATATTCTTATTAATGAAGTTTTCAAGATCTGGTTTTACGTCCATCTGTTTAATTTCTGGTTTTTCTACAACTTTTTTGATTTCTGGACACTTACTGATAACCTCCTTTTTGGGGTAAAGTTTATCAATAATGTCACTCGTCAATTGATGTCGGCGACCACAAAAGTATTCACAAAAGCCATCACGACGTCCCAAAATAGTTTCATGTCGACTGAAACATTTCTGGATAATGAACTTTCCACTAAGTATAAACCATACATGATTCGAACTATGATTTCTTTTTACATTTTCACAGTATCTAGAAGTTGTCGCCGCGTAATACATTTCTTTGTTTTTGAATAATTTAGTGATATATGCACCCCCTTGACCCTCCATATTTTTTCGAATAAACGTTTCGATTCGGTTTTTCAATTCCTCATCATAAATTTCATTATTAGTTTGATCTTCTAGAAAAGAATCCTCCTTGACTCGTATAGACACTGAAGGTGATTCCACTGAAACTGTGCTAGGTGCGTCAGTTCTAACAGCTGACATTTTAAGAATTTCAACTGACGGTTCTTGACTTATTCTCACGAGAGAACCAACCTTATAAATAAAAACTGGGAGATAAGCCAACTGATCAACCCTACCATGTTCACAATCCTTACATCCCCGACCCCCACACGCTTCATGTTTTGCTCGTTTGTATGACCACGGCATCCTAAACCCACTTCCTTTAGTCTTCCTACGTGTGTCACCATACACAGATGAATCAATAATTTCATTCCAATCCATATCACCTTTAAATTTAGAAAGAGACACTAGAATATGTTCGCGAAGTGCGACGGCTGAAATTTGATCAACCACGAAATTAGGCCAATTGAGATGTACACCCGTTTTCATTAGATCTCCAGACACCTTTGGTGGCGATACGGAAACGAGACATTCTTTACCACCATGAAATTTAACAGTTTCACAAATATTTTTAGATATATCATGTATATCGTCAATACCTAGGGGATCGACATCTTTATAGTCGATGTCAACGAAAAAGTTATAGGTCTCACTCTTTTGCTCGACGACGTAAATTCTCTCACCAGATTTTACAGACTCTATATACTTATCGTAAAATTCATTCAATCTATCAAATGGCACTGAGAGTTTACCCCCGTCCATGAGCACATGTGATAGATTGGTAGCATTATTGAATTTTTGGGAAGTGTACCAATTCTTAAACATACCTTATTATTGTTCTTCATCTCTAAACCATTTCATACATGAGACGTCCTGGTATTCTTGATTTTGAGAAATTTGCTTTTTAAAAGTAAGTAATTCGTAAACCGTTTTACTTTCATTATCTTTGTACCACTGTTCAATCTCCTCTTCACACAGTCCTCGGTTCTTCTCAAGTAGTTCACCAATCTGTCTTAAAATAAAAGCCTTGGACTTCATTATTTAATAGAGAAGGTTTTTCTATTGTGAGAACTTATACACGCGTAAAATTGGGGATTCTTAATGACATTATCTATGATCAACTTCCATCGTTTACGTCCATTGAATTCTTCTAGTGTATCATAGCTCATGAAATCGTTCTCATCATGGGTTTTACGAATAGGTTGATTGTTCATCTTTTTGATCTGTGTTTTGTGTTTTTCTTCGTAAAACTTACGAATTTGTGTTTGTTGTTCTGATCGATTGTAATTGACAAAGAATATGAATACGTTATATTCTAGGTCTACTGTTGGGCTTTCTTTATGTATAAATTTGAATTCTGTATATTCACCATTTTTGAGTGACACAACACCACGTGTCTCTTCTTCTAATTCTCGTAGGGCACATCTCAAGGGGTTGTAAATTTCCCGTCTTCTACACCCACCCGTTACGAAAATCCAATCTTTAAATCTCCAGTCTCTTACTGTGAGAAACCTAGGTTTCCCATCGGTAAAAGTAACCGGTACTGCAATCGCTTTGTACTTCTTCATTGCGCATTCGCAAGTTATAATAAGTGGATATGATTATTCTTCGGATTTTTCATCCACCTCATCGATATCTTCAAGCTTCTTTTCAGGTACAGGAACTGGAGCAGAAACTGGCTCTGGGGGTGGAGCTAAGTGTCGAACGACCTGGGCTGAGAAACCTTTAAAATTGTCAATATCCTGTTTAGCCTTGTTTAACTCTTTAAACATGTAAATCATACCAATTGCAAAAACAATCGCTGCAACGATGAGTAGGGTGTCTTTATTGACTGGAACCATTTATAAAAGAAAATGTCATTTTCTTTTTAAGCTTTCTACATCACGGCACCCATCTTAGTCTTACCAACGGTGGGGCATTCATACGGGCTCTGGGCAAATTGAACGGCTTCGTAATGCGCATTTTCACACGATTTGCTTGTTGGCTGTGTGGGTTGACCAACAAACTTTTCGAGTGTCCTGGAGTTAGGATCGTACGTCAATACAAAAACGATGGCAAGGAGAAATACTACTGTCCAAAACATCTTTTATTATTTACACATATAATTAGTTACTGTAGAGAAGACCAGCCATACCGTTTTCGATGCGGAGCACGTTATAGTTTACGGCATAAATATCTTTACCAACATCCTGGTTATCGTTGATGAGACGAGCCGAGTCAAGTCGACTGAAGTTTAGGCTGCCGGTAGGCTGAAGCTTTCCAGTGTCGAGACAGAAGGGCATCAAGAAAAAGTACTTAGGGTAATTCATCGAATAACCACCGCCATAGTAGGTGTGGTAGAAGAGAGGTACAGTACTGAAGTTGGGGTGAGCAAACTTGAAGTCAGAAACATCTGTACCATTGATTTGGAGCTTAAGCTTGTTATTAGCGTTAAGGATCGCAAGATCGGCTGCGTCTCCAGAAGCTAAATATTTCACGGGGTGGTTGAAGTTGAGCTCCTGGATCTTGGCACCAGAGGCAACCGCCTTCTGAACCTGGGTGATGAGCATGTTTTGGGGCTGGGAAGCGAAGACCTCACGCTCCTGTGTATCAAGGTACGCGTAATTGGCGTAGACGTCCCACTTGTGACTCGCCGCGCTGCCACCCCAAGTGATTCGAATCTCGACATCGTGGTACTGGAGAGAAATGAGTGGGAGAGCAGTCTGCCAGTTCTCACAGAAAGCGAAGCGAAGTGGGTAGAAGTTCTCATTGTTTGAGCCACCGTAGAGATCACCAGCAGCACACTTGGAGTAGGAGGTCGCGGCAGTTCGGGGAGCGATGAATGTAGAGTAGGTAGAATCTTGTTCATCAATAACTTGACCTCCAATTAATAATTCTACCTTGGAAATTCTAGTCCTCCAGTCAGCGACAGCCGTGGAAGCGGTGCCACTGTTAGGTACAAGATACACATAGTTGAGCATGTCACCCTTGCGCTCGAAGCGGACGGTGGACATACCGTTGTTGGAGACGTTGCCCTGAATGACCTGACGCTCGACAGTTTGGGAAAAATTAGTGTGACGTTTGTAGGTGGAGCGGAAGAAGCTGACCTCGGGCTGACCAACGAGGTGTACATCCTGAGCACCGACGGCTACGAGTTGGGCAATACCACCAGACATTTTATAATATAGTGAGAGTTTATTTTTAAGCTGGGAAGACTTACAAACTGGAACACAATTTGTAAGAAATGTTTTTTTTATGTATGAATTCTACGAAGTCCTACTTAACCACAGTGGTATGTACAACCCACAAATGCTGCTATGTGAATAGTATTTGCTTCGTCTGTTTGAGATCCATCGGATGTGAGATATCTAAGATCGTATTCTGTTTCCGTTTCTTCACTTTCAATCCATGTGAGCTGTCCATTTTCATCTAGGACATTTACCAGTTCTTTTCTAACTTCAGTCTCATAACCCGGATGCGATTCCTTTGTTTCTTGTTTATCAAGTTTATAATACTTCTTAGACATAATTAGTTTATATTCGTGTTTAATATCATCTTTTAATTTGTCAAACCTATCTTTGGGACATTTGTTTTCGTATATTTTAACCTTAATTACTTCGTATAAAGATGAATTCTTATCGTATTCTTCTTTACTTAAATGCTTTAACTTTGTAGTGTATGTGAGTTCTACGTCATATTTTGATGGATTTAAATTGTACTGTTCTTCATTTATAGATGTAATTTCACCAGAATCTTTAATTTTGTATTCAATTATTTTATCATATAACGATTGATTCTTATCGTATTCTTCTTTACTGACCGTCTTACTATCATCTATTCTTTGATAAGCATCTGCCTTGAACATTCCAGCGGGGGTCGTCTCATTGATATCATGTATTTCCTTTCTGGAATAATATTCATAATCCTCTTCCAATCTTAACGACTCGTCTGTAACGTCGTATTCATCCTTTGTGATATTCACCTTATATGTAAATTTATAGTAAGTTATATCCTTCAACTCCTTCACGAGTTTCTTAATCTTACGCGTCTTATTGGTAAAGTCACAGTCTTGTGTGATTTTTGCTATTGTGTAATTGTGTATGATATCATCATCTTGGCGCATACCATAACCGGCTACGTTTGAAGACGTTATGTAATCACCCGAATCCAGTGATCCGTTAATGTTAATTGTCCATATACCACCTTCACCCAATGCATTTATTTTTAAACGTGTAGGATCATCTGGGAGATGTGATTCGGGATCAGCTTTCAATGATATAACTCCTAAACATGTCTTGTCCTTCTCTTTGTTGGTAAGAGAAACTATGGGTAGAGCTTCATTTATAGTTGGTTTAGTTATACTGTCATGGTTGAGATATTCATTATTATTGGCAGATACAGCTAGACCTTCATATTTTGCATAGTCATTTGATGAGATATCTTTAATTAAACATCTGTGCTGCCCCGTAAAATCAGAGAGATTGTTCACAACTTCTTGGATTACCTGTTGATTAGAATCAAGTTCTTTAATCCCCGCGCATAACACAGGTGTCGTTTCTGTTAAAGACATTGTTAAATTACCTAGTGACTCATTATGGTATACACATTCGGGTTGCTGCGCTAACCAATCCTGGGCGATGAAACCTAAACGTTTTTCGTCTGTATCTTCCTCGTGTAGGTAATGAAAAAGAACTGGACGAATATTTCGTAATTTTTCGAGTGAATTTTCTATGGGTGTGAAATTTTTCTTTGTGCGTGAGTCTGAAGAATGTGGAACCCATGAGGCTCCATTCCACGGCATATAAACACCGGTTACCCCGTTTCCACCACCATAAACAAAGAATTCCGATCCTCCTATACCGAAGCCCCACTGGTAGCCATTTTGCGCGTTCGCTCTGAACCCGCGTGAATTTGTCTGTCCATTTTTAACATCTAATGTATAACTCGGATTATTTACCCCGAGCCCGAACCGCTGCGAGGAGTCAACTGTAAGAGCAATGTAGCTATTAGTGTATAACTTGAATGTATAGTTACTGGGAAACCCAAAGTAAGTATTGTTATTACCACTGTGATATATGTAGTCAGTATTATATATAGATGAAAAAGTGGGTGAGGAGGATTTTACCAGACTCCCCGAGCCCGTAACGCTTGTCGTCGCTGTACCACCACGAGCCACTGGTAAGGTCCCAGCCGTGAGTTTAGATGTATTTAAACCGGGAATCCTAGCATCAGCAAAGCTTCCACTGTTGATTTTAGATGCAGCCAAATTGGGAATCCTATCAACAGCAAAGCTTCCACTGTTGATTTTAGATGCAGCCAAACTGGGAATCCTAGCATCAGCAAAGCTTCCACTGTTGATTTTAGATGCAGCCAAACTGGGAATCCTAGCATCAGCGAGTGTAAAGCTACCAGTGAGATTCCCAGGAATGTCTACTGTACCCTGGAATGTGTTGATATTAGTCATCTATTATAACTCCACAATTTTTTTAGCAGTCTGGGACGCTCCTAAAAAAATGGTTTTAGAAAGTTTTGGATGTACAGTTTAATAGCCTAAATCCCCACTATCAGGACTGTTACCTGAGCAATTGATAGTCGAAAGCCGTCCTGCTGTTTCGTGGCATAGGTATTCAACAAAGATGTTGAAACGAACCACACCGTTGCACGCATTAGCTGGTTTTATTGTCACAGTTGTGTCTGTGAGGGATGTTGCTATTGTTGAGTCCCAAGGTGTATTCATTGTACTGGTACTAATGATACTTGTCATACCCAAGGCTGGGACAAATTGTGAGTTCCCTGAACCCCCAATTTTACCACCAATAACATCAAATGTGAGTGTACTAACTTGGTCAAATACGGAAGCATCAGCCGATTCGATCAACATCGCTGTAACTTTAGCATGGAAGGCGTGATTTGTAAAATCGAGAACATACGTCGCATCTGCTACACTCGCACCACTGGTTAAATTTGTAGAAAATGAGTATGTCTTTTTCCCAACACCCCCAGTGTTTGTAATGAGACCCCCTGTGACATAGGCGCGTTCCCCGACGAATACATCCTTCGCTATACCGACACCACCAGCTGCCTTGAGAGCACCCGTAGTTGATGATGTCGATTCAGTTGCATTTGTTAGGGTCACCACACCATCTAGGGTGGCGGCGGCACCAAATAGGGGACCCGACACCCCTGCACCACCTGCGACAATTAAAGAACCGGTGGTTTTAGAAGACGATGTGGTAGTACCATGCACCTTGGAAACACCCCCAATATGCAAGTTTTCTTGGGTACTGATACCACCGGCAACCTTGAGGGCACCTGTTGTAGCCGAAGTTGAAGTAGTTGTGTCTGTCACTGTGACACTATCAGCTTCCACATCTTCGAAGTTAGCGTGTAAAGCATGAATATTTTTAGAAATACCTACACCACCAGTGACAATTAGGGCACCAGTGGTTTTAGAAGAGGCATCTGTGGCTGATATTACCTTAGCAACAGCTCCAACATTTAGGTTTTCTTGGGTACTGATACCACCAGCGACCTTGAGGGCACCCGTTGTAGCCGAGGTTGAGGTAGTAGTATCTGTCACTGTGACACTATCAGCCTCAACATCCTCAAAGTTCGCATGTAGAGCATGAATGTTCTTTGAAATACCTACACCACCAGTGACAATTAGGGCACCAGTGGTTTTAGATGACGCATCTGTGGCTGATATTACCTTAGCAACAGCTCCAACATTTAGGTTTTCTTGGGTACTGATTCCACCCGCAACCTTTAAGGCACCAGTTGTAGCAGAGGTTGAAGTCGTCGTGTCGGTCACTGTGACACTATCAGCCTCGACATCTTCAAAGTTCGCATGTAGAGCATGAATATTTTTAGAAATACCTACACCACCAGTGACAATTAGGGCACCAGTGGTTTTAGAAGAGGCATCTGTGGCCGATATTACCTTGGCAACAGCTCCAACATTTAGGTTTTCTTGGGTACTGATACCACCAGCAACCTTTAGGGCACCAGTTGTAGCAGAGGTTGAAGTCGTCGTGTCGGTCACTGTAACACTATCAGCTTCCACATCCTCAAAGTTCGCATGTAAAGCGTGAATATTCTTAGAAATACCTACACCACCGGTCACGATTAAGGCACCAGTGGTTTTAGACGAGGCATCTGTGGCTGATATTACCTTGGCAACAGCTCCAACATTTAGGTTTTCTTGGGTACTGATACCACCCACAACCTTAAGGGCACCAGTAGTTGCTGAGTCTGAAGTTGTGTTATCTGTAATAGTAACACTATCAGCTTCCACATCCTCGAAATTAGCATGTTGACCAACAATCTTTTTCGCAATACCCATACCACCTGCAACAATGAGTGCACCTGTTACGGTTGTAGTGGCATCAGTTGTAGAACTTACGAATGCGTTACCTGTTACATGTAGTTTTGCCTCTGGGTCAGCAGCGCCAACTCCCACATTTCCAGCTGTATAACTCAATGCATCTGGACTTGTTTCAATTGTCCATGGTGTACTAATAAAGGGATTACCATCTTCTCTGAAAGTACCAGTAAAGTTAATATCACCGTCAACATCTAGGGTGTAACCTGGAACTGCTTTGTTAATACCAACACGATTTGTTGTAGAGTTTACCACTAATATAGAAGTATCTACCTTGAGATCACCACCAACATTTAAGTTTTCTTGGGTACTGATTCCACCCGCAACCTTTAGGGCACCAGTTGTAGCAGAGGTTGAAGTCGTAGTGTCGGTTATGGTAACACTATCGGCTTCAACATCTTCAAAGTTCGCATGTAGAGCGTGAATATTCTTTGAAATACCTACACCACCAGTCACGATTAAGGCACCAGTGGTTTTAGATGAGGCATCTGTAGCGGATATCACCTTTGCAACAGCTCCAACATTTAGATTTTCTTGGGTACTGATACCACCCACAACCTTTAGGGCACCCGTTGTAGCCGAAGTTGAAGTTGTGTTATCTGTAATAGTAACACTATCGGCTTCAACATCTTCGAAGTTAGCATGTAAAGCGTGAATATTTTTAGCAACGCCTAGACCACCAGTGACAATTAAGGCACCCGTGGTTTTAGAACTGGCATCGGTTGTACCGGTAACTCCTAGGGTACCATTTATATTTACTGCGAGTGTGTTTGCTGTATTCATTGTTATAGTGGAATCGGCAGAACTCTGGAGGGTATGACCAATTTCAAGTTTTGATGCCGAAAAGTCATAAATGATTGCGACGTTACCCTTATGCCCACCTGTTAGGGGGTTATCCATAATTATACCAACATCGGCACCATTTACATTACCGATACCAACTTCGATTACAGGGTCTTCAACTGTAAGACTGTTCTGCCCTTGACTGGTTGTATTACCTGTAACGATCAAATCACCAGATACTGTAATATTACCATCAAAATTACCTGCCCCACCGAATATGGAACCACCTACACCCAAACCACCAACAACTTGAAGTGCACCAGTGGTTTTAGAAGAAGATGTTGTATTGTCCCAAACTTTCGTAATACCCCCGACATTAAGCTTTTCTTGAGTACTTATACCACCAGCGACTTTGAGAGCACCAGTGGTCACTGAAGTTGAAGTAGTAGTGTCAGTTATAGTGACACTATCAGCTTCAACATCCTCGAAGTTGGCGTGTAAAGCGTGTATATTTTTAGAAATACCCACACCACCAGTTACAATTAAAGCACCAGTGGTTTTAGAAGAGGCATCTGTGGCTGAGATTACCTTGGCAACAGCTCCAACATTTAGGTTTTCTTGAGTACTTATACCACCAACAACCTTGAGTGCACCTGTAGTTGCGGAGGATGAAGTAGTATTATCGGTTATAGTGACACTATCAGCCTCAACATCTTCAAAATTGGCGTGTAAAGCATGAATATTCTTCGAAATACCCACACCACCAGTGACAATTAGGGCACCAGTGGTTTTAGACGAGGCATCCGTGGCTGAGATTACCTTAGCAACCGCGCCAACGTTCAAGTTTTCTTGAGTACTGATACCACCCACAACCTTTAGGGCGCCAGTGGTTGCTGAAGTGGATGTAGTGTTATCTGTAATAGTAACACTATCAGCTTCAACATCCTCAAAATTTACATGTGTGGCATGAATATCACCCACAACACCTAAACCACCACCTATGGTCACCGCACCCGTTGTTTTGGATGAAGATGTGGTTGAACCCGTGACTCCTAAAGTACCGTTTATATTTACTGAGAGTGTGTTTGATGTATTCATGACAATAACGGAATCAGTAGCACCCTTGAGGGTATGACCAATTTCAAGGTTTGATGTGGAGAAATCATAAATCATTGCAACATTACCCTTGTTCCCACCCGTCAAAGGATTGTTCATAATGATACCAGTGTCCAAACCAGCTAAATTACCTTTACCAAGTTCAATTATGGGATCTTTAACTATAAGATTATTTGAATTAAAAACCGTTGTGTTTCCAGTGACTGTTAAATTGCCAGTGAGTGTGAGATTACCACAATGAACGTTTCCGGCTACACCTAAACCACCGGCAACCTTGAGAGCACCCGTTGTTTGATTGTTAGACTGTGTGGTGTCAGTAATATTAACACTATCAGCTTCGACATCTTCAAAATTAGCATTTAAAGCGTGGATGTTTTTGGAAATACCCACACCACCGCTGACAATTAAGGCACCAGTGGTTTTAGATGATGCATCTGTAGCGGATAACACCTTAGCAACAGCTCCAACATTCAGGTTTTCTTGAGTACTGATACCACCCGCAACTTGGAGGGCACCAGTTGTAGCAGAGGTTGAAGTCGTAGTGTCAGTGATACCAACCCCACCAGAAACGACTAAAACATTTGTACCATAATCATCAACGTAAAGATTCGAACCGACACTCAAAGTATGAGAAGCTAAAGCATTAGATATACCCACATTACCCGTGGTGACAAATGCAACTGTATTATTATAAAAAATTAGAGAATTCGAAGTGACATTACCTTGGTTAGTTACAGCTTGAAGACCCTGATTACCGATGAGATCTTGCGCTGATTCACCAGATTCGGTTAGCTCTTTTGTAGTGGTGTTATACATCATCAATACAATCTCAGCCTTACCTTCATAGTCAGGTCTAAAACGAACCGGTGATACATAAACGGCCCCACCTGTCGATGCATCAACCGCGGTATTACTCGCATTTAGAACGATCGTGTTTTCACCCTGGTCCTGTTGAGCGTGTTTACCAAACCGAATCTGGGTTGACCTCTCAACGGTCGGTAAGGTCTTGACCATTTAGTATAGTCTTGTATTTTAATTTGCGTAAAGTAGACCAGCCATTCCATTTTCGACTCTCAAAATATTGTAATTTACTGCATAAATTGGGTCATTAATGTTCATAGACTCACTCATGATAGTAGCTGACGATACACGACTGAAATTTAGGGTTCCTGTGGGCTGTAAGCTGGATGTTGAGAGACAGAAACAATAAAGAAAGAAATCTGGAGAAGTTACGAAGTTTGTGTGATAATAACTCGTGACGTCTATAAAATGTGGTTTACCCCATTTGTAGTTACTTACATCGAGACCATTTATGTTTAATTTAACTTTGTTTGTGGGAGATGTGAGGGCACCATCAGTTGTTGTATCCGAGGATGCTAAATATTTTACTGGATGATTAAACGTAAGTTCTTGAACTAAAGTACCTGAAGCAATATTTTTTTGGACTTGTGTTATGAGGAGATCATGTTTTCTAGATGCAACCTGACCACGCTCCTCATTGTCAAGGTAATAATAATTCGCGAAACATTCGACGTTATAATTTGAAGCTGCTGTAGCCCAATGGATCCTAATTTCAACATTATGATAGTTTAGGGCTACAAGGGGTAGAGCGCATTGTGGCCCCTCACAGAAAAAGAACCTGAGAGGGTAAAAAAACGAACGCGCAGAAATACCCGGGTGTGTACCGTTCGCACTCCTAGATACATTTTGTGCAAATGTATCAATAGCAATCTTCTCTGTGAAAATTGCATCTTGGGTGTCAATAACGGAACCACCTATTAAAAGCTCAACTTTATCGATAATGGTGTCCCATCGTTGAATATCGAGGGCTTGGGTTTTGTCATCGAGTGTAAAATACACATAACTGAGAAGATCACCAGATCTCTCAAATTGGATGCTAGACATAGAATTGTTTTTCACCGCTCCGTGGATGGTTTGTTTTTCAACGGATTGTGAAAAATTAGCATGGCGTTTGAATGTTGAACTGAAGAAAGATATTTCAGGATTACCCATGATATATTTATCCTGGGCACCTATAGCAATCAATTGAACAACACCGGCAGACATGGTAATACTAATTTAAGGGGAGAAAAATTACAGGTTGGGTTTTCTACAGACGAAACGAAGGACTAAAAAATTATTTTCAGCTGGGTTTGGTGGTGTTATAAGAACACCACTTTGATTACGAATACTTATAGTGAGACGATCAATTCTTCGAACGGGATCTACGTATTGCACAGCAATTGGGTAATCATCTTTGAAACTTATTATACCAGTATCATCTGTAGTCACAATACTAGCAAAAGATTTTCGAAGTATACCTAACGATGCCTGACCTTCATAAACATTGGTAGCGCGATCATTAAATGTAGAATTCAACTCATCAATGGAAATGTAACAATGTTCACTTCCATTAGCTGGTGTGACTGTATTAATTCGAGCGGCTAGAAGTCGAGCCTGTACAACATTTTTTAGAGGCTGACTCAAAAAACATGTCCATGTATTCGCGCTAGTCTGATTAAGAGTATCAATAGTGATGGTATGATATTCATAGTTTAGATCGGGAATCATCTCCGTTGGCGATGTAATCAGAGCCATTTATTATTAGCTTAGATTAAAGATCCGCCAATTCCATCCGCGATCTCATATCCGGCATGATCACCTACAAGTTTTTGGGCACCACAAAGACCACCTGGGGTAAGACCAACTGAGTAAGGGCTGTCCTCCTTGCCTGAACCAGCGGTACATTCAAGGTCGGGCTTGAGGTCGAAGAGAGATTCTTCACTGACAGGTGTAATGGTAATTGGCCTGGGCTGATAATTCGCGGTCTTCACAGTCATAAGAGACAGAACGAAGATGAGGGTCATCAAAACCGCGATGGCCATAAGAGCATTGCGATCACTCTTGTTGAAGTTAAGTTTAAACATTTATAATAGACATAGATTTTTTTAAAGTGCGTTAAAGAGATTTTCTTAGTTTCTAAATAGACAGTAGATGGACGAAGAAATCGTACTCGATAGAGGTCAAACGACTGTGATGAAATTAGATGCTGATGAACAGGCCCTGATGGATGAGATTCAAATTTCTGCACCACGACCAAAAACTGTACCTCGACCCACAAGACCTATGCAAAGACCTCAACAATCTTTTCAGGGTCAGGAGGCTATGGATGCTTTTGTGAATCCCAACAAACAAAGTGCCCCAGCTCAGCCTCAACAGGACGAGGAAATTGATTATGGTGAGGATGAACCAATGATGTTCGATGATGATGAACCCATGGGACCAGGTCCTAGTGACCAGGGTGAGCAACCCTCGAAGGGGTACACTTCAATTGATGAAGAGAAGTCGGATCTTATTAATAAATTAGCTCGACTTGAGAAGAAGGGATTTGCAGTTAACAAGAGGTTGAACGCTTACTCGAATGTTGATGAACTCAGATCAGAGGTCAAGAGGATTACATACAGCATAGATGTTGAACAATCAGTTCGCTTCTCTCGCCGTATGTTGGTCGCCTGTGTAACTGGACTTGAATTTTTGAATAAGAGGTATAACCCATTTGAGGTTCAACTTGAGGGTTGGTCTGAGTCTGTTATGGAGAATGTTGATGATTATGATGGTGTATTCGAGGAACTATATGTGAAATACAGATCTAAGGTCAGTGTTGCACCAGAGGTCAAACTGATTATGATGTTGGGTGGCTCAGCAATGATGTTCCATCTTACAAATTCGATGTTCAAGTCAGTAATGCCTAACATGAATGATGTTATGAAGCAGAATCCAGACCTGGTGAAGAATATGATGGCGGCGGTTCAGAACACTACCCGCGACACTAGTGGACCCGCAGTTGATGCACCCGTGGGTGGTTCAGGGCAGTACGAGATGCAGGGTCCCGGACTTGACATTTCAAGCCTGATGGGTGGCATTTCGATGCCTCCCCCACCCCCAATGAATACCTCAATGGGACAAGGACCCTCGGCGCCTCAGCTTGTTGAGGAGGATGATGATCTCTCTGATATCATGTCCATCTCTGGTGATTCCACTGGAGGTGAGGTCAAGGAGGTCAATGTTGGTGCAGGATCTAAACCCAAGAGAACTCGTCGAAAGAAGAAGACCGAAATAAATCTCTAAACTTATATAAATGATAGCGTATTGTCCGCTTGAGGAGCTCGAGCCTCCCGTTCGACAGCAAGAAGTTGTCGCTGAGGCCAAGGTCGAACCTGTAAAGCCTCAGGTCGGCCGCGAAGAAACCGAATTAAATTACGTCATCATGGCTTTCATTGTTGGCGTAGTAGCACTAGCCGTCTCTGATTCCATCAGGGCGTAAATGTTTAATCTACCGCGGGGTACCACCCTCCCTCGTAGTAAATTTAATATGTGAATGTCGCTAGAGTAACTGTACCAGCAGTTTCAGTATCAAGGTTACCTTGGCTCTGGGAAGTAAGGTTGTGTGAAATTTTCTTAAGACCACCATCACACGCACTCGTTACCTCCACAGTTATGTCATATATATAGTTTCGACCATCATCCAATGTCGCTGGTAAAAGTCGAATACCCCGTGTTCCCGTTTGTGTTGCACTACTCCATGGATATTGTGTACCCCCAGTACTACCCATTATGGCTTGTGGACCTATGGATATATCATATATGGTCCCAGTTGAACCATCGTGTGTACCACCGGTCGCTTCAAGAACCACAGTACTCGTGTTAGCTTTAGTTCCTGAGTCTCTTAATACGGCTATAATCTTTGCATAAAACGTCCCAGTTCTAAAAGTGAGAATCACATCTTGTCCAGCCGTGTTAGCGATTGGGAACGTATTTGAATACCGCTTCGTCGCCACCTGGTCAGAGTTTGTGATGATACCACCATTCACATGTAGTGTTGTGTTCGCGGTTGCACCATCCAAACCTAGACCGACTTGGTTACCTAAATCTAGCGCACCATCGACCGAGAAATCACCTATGACCTCTACATTACTGTTGAGGAAGGTTGTATTTTTTGATCCGGTTCTCAATGGGTTAATATATACATTACCCGTGGTGTCCGCATAAATGTTTGCAGACCCAGCCGATGTCGTGAGTTCGATAGTCGCGTTACTTGAGGGACTTTGTACACGAACCATACCATCATAGACATGAAGCTGTTTCTGTGGGTTTAGGGTACCCACACCCACGTTACCCCCGTGTGTAATATGAACACCATCCGTTTCTGTACCGCTATTGGTACCACCAATTACGATACCGGAAAGTGAAGTAGCTGAGTCCCTGAAAGCCTTCACATAACCACCGAAATTCTCAGTGGTGTATAGAAGAATTCCAGACTTTTTAGTGAATGTACCCGAACCTGGGTGAGGACTCTCAAGTTTTAGGAGTGTTTGGTCTGTTGTGTTTCCATTGAAAATGTGTACATTCGAGTCTACAGTTGATGTACCTATACCAAGTCTACCAAGATTGTCAAAACGGGCGAATTCAACTTGCGATTCCTGAGTGTTTCCATGGGTAAACGTAAGTTCGCGACGGGTACTCCCGTCTAGAAGATTTCTAATTACGTTCACAGAGTCTCCCGCCGCGGGGTTAGTTGTCACGAACGCGAAACCAGTCAATCTGAACGCACCACCACCAGCGAATGAGATATCACCATTACAAACTAATACAGTACCGTCGGGAGCATTTTCTGCCTCTGTACGCGTTCCACCAATAACTACTATACCGGTTGTACCGACATCTGTGACCACCATCGCTGGTACCTTGGCGTCCATATCTGCAAGAATTTGACCCGAACCATAGAATGATTCACCAGCGGATGTGTACGTTTGGAACACGTGTTGTGCAGCAATGTGTCGAATCCTGTCAGGACCAGTGGCTAAACTTGCTTTATCATTACCCTTAAATATTATAAGTTCATTCTGAGTGTCACTCGCACCATAACGTCTTTCTACAAGCCTCGTGTTACCAAATGCGTCACCAGCGAGACCACCGAATGAAAGTTCACTACCCACGACTACATTACCCAATACATCTAGGGCACCCCGGGGTGAATCAGTGCCTAGACCAACCCTACCAGTATCACCAGATATGTATAAACCCACGGTCGAAGAATCTTTATTGTTATCTGTATTTTGTGTAATTCTAAAATCTGAATCTGTTCCAGTTACACCTGTTGACCAACCTCTAGGATTAGAGCCTGCATTTGTTTGGATGTAAGAGGTGAATACATTACCTGCGAGTATACGAGTTTTTGCCGCTAAAATTGCATCACCCGAACTTCCATCAAAGTTATGCACTAACAAACCATTTGTTAGGGGGTTGGCTGCACCCGTAGCATGTACTTCTAAATGAGCGGTAGGTGATGTCGTGCCTATACCAACGCGACCATCACTTCTAAGTGAAAGCACATCAACCTCTGTCTCGTAATTTGTACTTGCTAAAAATATATCAAGTTGAGAGTTGGCTGTACCACTTGAAACCGCTGTGTGTTTACCCATTTTCATTGTTGCCCTCACACCATCACTACTCGAGGTTCCACCCTCTCTACAAAGTTCCAGAACCCTCGTGAAATCTGTCAAATCTGCTGAAACCGCAGTTGCATTAGAAACAACGAGTGGAGTTCCAATATGCTTGTACGTTCCATTATTGGTGATTTCATCATTGATAAACACTGTACCCCCAGATGTATGTAATCTACCCTTGGGTGTAGCTGTGCCTATACCAACGTTTGAACTTTCAAGGATGGTCAACTTTGGTGTACCCATTGTAGCAGTTTTACTCGCATAAATATTGAGACCCTTACCCTCAGCTACAATATTCTCAATCTTGTTTTCAAGTCCAGTTGAATACATACGAGAACTCGTTTTCCCCGTTGTTCCCCATGTATTACCATAAATAAAACCATCACCTCCAGTCGTGTGCACATTTCCCGCCACGGTCATTTTTTCACTTGGTTGGGTATTCGATATACCTATTCTACCCTCAGGGGTAATCCTCACTCTTTCTGTATTTTTTGTACTCATTTTGATTATTTGATTCGTATTTGATGTACTCGCACCAAATATTTCGATTGAACTCACATTTGAAGCAGTGGGACCTGATTTAAGAACAAGTGCATTTGATGTACTGTCAACACCGAATCTATCTGCATGTATAGATACGTTTGCATGTGAATAAATTGATTCTGTAAAAAGATTTGTCGTTGTTGTATTACCTATAACAGTTAATGTATTTGCACTTGTCAGATTTCCAAATATTTTTGCACCTACAGACAAGGTATTTGTTGGTGCAAGATTGGCAATACCTGAATGAGATGTGCCTGAACCCACCGTTCGAATTGAATTTGATTTAATATTTTCATTGAAAAGAATTGGTGCAGTAGCACTTGGATCGAAAGTTACTAAACTTCCAATTCTCATACCACCCGAAACTACATTACCTGTCACTGCAACATTCCCGTCAGATACAAACACATTTGGTCCTGTATCATCAAAGTACACATTCGATCCCACTGACAATGTAAATTTGGTTGATATATTTGCCACACCCACATTACCATCAGCAAACATCTGTCCATACACATGAAGATTGACAGTGTTAGATTGATCAATGTGAATTTTGGTATCGATTGGAGCCATTTGAGTTCGACCAACTACAAATTCATTATTAGAAAATTGATATCCAATAACAAGATTTGACACACTTGCATCACCACCCTCCGTCATGATTAAAGCATTATCAAATGGGGCATTTTTGTTATTCGTGGCTGCTTGTTGAATCGCATTATTTGATACCACCAAGTTTATAATCGTTTGATATTGGGGTGTTTCAGTTATAAACACATTACCATTTACGTGGAGATTACCATTTATTGTTAAATGTCCTTGGTCAATACATACATTACTATCATGAAAAACAGCTACATTTGAACCCGGATTAAAATTTTTAGTTGTACCAACACTTAAATAATTATCAACCGATATATTTGTAGTATGTGTATTTCCCACAACCTTCAATACATTTGATCCCATTCTATCAATGATGAGTGTATCATCCACATTAATAATGTTTGAAACTAGAACGTTTGTAGCTGAAACGTTACCTTTTGCGGTAACTAAATGTTCACTAGCTCTATTAATAACAAATTCAGCATTTGGTCCAATCTGAAACTCGTTTGTAGCACTCGGTGCCGCAATACCAAGCTTATCGTTCACATACAAACGCTCGGCACGAATACCCTTGGTCACGTCAAGAACAATATTCGTTCCTGTATCCTCTACAAAAATATTTGAACCTATAGAAATATTCTTTGTAGGATTTGTATTAGAAATAGCAAATTTTTCTGCTGTAATAACTTCAACGTCGATCTCTTTTGTAATAATACTTTTTACGTCAGTAAGTACATCTTGCTCGACTGGGTCTGCGTCTAGACTGGTTACGAAAACCTGATCGAAACGAGCTGTTCTACCCATCTATACCTTAATTACCGAATAAAATTCCAGCTAAACCATCCTTGATTCTTAGAACATTATAGTTTACTGCA